CCGCTTACGGAAACGAATTAATAATTAATTTCTCAGGCTTTGAGGAAGAAGATGATAGCAAGGAGTTTTTGGATTTCGTATTCAATAGAATAGGAATGCGAAACACATTTTCAGAAGGTCCACCAACTATTCATTAGTGAGAACAACAACTTTACAATACATTGGAAATAATAAGTTCAATGACAGAATAGAAAATGATTTCTATGCAACACCTTTAAATGCAATTGAAGCATTAATTAAATATGAAAAATTTGAAGGTAATATTTGGGAATGTGCTTGTGGCAATGGTGTTATTTCCAAAGAATTAATAAAAGCTGGATATGATGTTTATTCTTCTGATTTAATAGATAGAGATTATGGAGAAGTTAAAGATTTTTTAAAAACGGATTTAATTTTTGATAATATTATTACTAATCCACCATTTAATTTAGCAACTGAATTTACATTGCATGGATTAAATAAAATTAATTTTAAACTTGCTTTGCTTTGCAAACTTTCACATTTAGAAGGTATCCAAAGAAATAAAATAATCTTTTCAAAAAGATATTTAAAAAATGTACTTGTTTTTAGCAAGCGATTAAGTTTTGTTAAAAATGGTAAATCAGGAGGCTTAATGGCTTTTGCCTGGTTTATTTTTGATAAGAATTATAATGGATTGCCGCAAATTGATTGGATATGAAAATAAAAATTCCGTACAAGCCAAGAAAACATCAGGCGTTGGTTCACAAAGAATTAGAAAAGTATAGATACGCTGTCCTTTTATGTCATCGCAGATTTGGCAAGACAACACTTTGTTTAAATCATTTAATAAAAAAATGTTTAACAAATAAAAATTTTAATCCAAGATACCATTACATTTGTCCAACTTATAAAATGGCTAAGAGCATCGGCTGGGATTTTATAAAATATTATACCAAAGCAATTCCAGGAACAAAATTTAATGAAAGTGAGCTTCGTGTAGATTTTATAAATAATAGTAGAATTACTTTATTATCATCTGAAAATCCAGATTCCATTCGTGGAATCTATAGCGATGGAACAATAATCGATGAAACTTCTATGATAACTGAAAAGCTTGTAGACGAAGTAATTACGCCTGCGCTTAGTGATAGACGTGGTTTTATGTATATGGTGGGTACTCCTGCTGGCGTGCAGAATATTCTATACGATTATTTTTTAAAAGCTCAATCCGATGACAAATGGTTTTTATACAAAGCTAAAGCTTCGGAAACTAATATTGTAAATCAGGAAGAGCTTGATGCAGCATTGTCTGTAATGGGTGAACCTAAGTATAAGCAAGAATTTGAATGCGATTTTGCTGGAACTTCCAAAGGCAGTATTTATGCAGATCTAGTCAATGAGATGGAAGATAATAAGCAAATTGGAAAAGTTCCTTATGATCCTGGATTTTTAGTTAGTACAGCTTGGGATTTAGGTTATACAGATCAAACTGTAATTGTTTTTTTCCAGCAGATTAATCACAATATTCATATCATTGATTACTATGCCAATGAGAAGGAAGCACTTCCACACTATGTGGAGTATTTAAAAAATAAAGATTATATTTATGGAAATCACTATGCACCACACGATGTGGAACAAGTTGATTTTACATCAGGCTACAGCAGAAGAGAAGTAGCCAGCAATTTAGGAATTAGATTTAGAGTTTCACCACGACTGCCTTTAGAAGATGGCATTCATGCAGTTAAGATGATTTTACCAAGATGTAGAATAGATTCTGACAAATGCTCTGAATTACTAATAGCTCTTAGACATTATCATAGAAAATATAATGATAAGGAAAGAGTTTATAAAATAAAACCAGTTCATGATTTTAGTTCACATCCAATGGATGCGTTGAGATGTCTAGCAACTGGAATACAAGAGGAACACTTTACTAACAAGAACCGTCAGCTTGTTGCTGATGGCAACTATCAAATATTATAATTATGTCATTTATAGCAAAACTATTTTTTCCAAAGATGCCTTCTATGCCAGTCATCCAGCTACCTGAACCAAGAGACGTTCCAGATTATGAAGATGAAGCTAGAAAAAAGGAAGCTGCGGAAGATGAGAAAAGGAGAGCGTTAAAAAGAAAAGGTAGGCAATCAACAATTTTAACTTCTTCAAAAGGTTTAAATGAACTTTCTGATGAAGAATATTATCAAAAAACTTTACTAAGTTAAGGAGGTCAATATGGGTGGATTTATAAGAAAATATATAAAAAAAAAACCAAAAGCAATACAAGAGCTACGAAAAAAAGCTGTTGAAGAAGCACCATCTGGTCCAACTGCCGCTGAGTTAGAACAAAAGCGTTTTGCAAGAATTAAGCGTAGAGGCAGAAAGTCTACAAAGTTAGGCGTGGAAGATGAGGATATTTTTTTATCTATAAAAACATTATTAGGTTAATTAATGCAACAACAAGAATACAGAGCTTTATCGGCTGAGCTAAAGAATAATTTATCTCAATTAAAAGATAAACGATCTAACTGGGAAACACATTGGCAAGAAGTAGCGGATTTAATTATTCCAAGAAAATCGGATATTGTTGATCAAAAAGTTAGAGGCGATAAAAGAAATATTCAGGTTTATGATGGAACAGCAATTCATTCTTTAGAATTATTAGCAAGTTCCTTACATGGAATGCTAACTTCAAGCGCAACGAGGTGGTTTGAATTAAGATTTAAAGAAGCAGTATTAAACGAAAATGACGAAAGCAAAGAATGGTTAGAAGATGTTACAGAATTAATGTATGTAGCTTTTCAAAGATCCAACTTTCAACAAGAAATATTTGAAACTTACCATGATCTCTGTTCGTTTGGTACAGCGGCAATGTTTATTGAAGCTGATGAAAATGATATTATTAGATTCAGTTCACGTCACATCAAGGAAATTTATATTTCAGAGGATGCTAGAGGATTAGTAAATTGTATTTATCGAAGATTTAAACTAAGTGCAAAAGCAGCAATTGATAAATTTGGTTTTGAAAACGTCAGCAGACAATTACAGAATTTAAGTAAAAAGAATCCATTTGATGAAGTTGATCTTTGTCACATTGTTAAACCAAGAGATGTTTATGATCCTAAGAAAAAGGACCAAAAGAATATGCCTTTTGTTTCTATTTATATGGAAATGGAAAATGAGCATTTAATTTCAATTTCTGGATTTAATGAATTTCCTTATGTAGTGCCAAGATATTTAAAAGCATCAAACGAAATCTATGGTCGTAGTCCAGCAATGTCAGCACTTCCTGATGTTAAGGTGCTTCAAAAAATGGTGGAGGTTTCTTTAAAGGCAGCTCAAAAAAGTGTAGATCCTCCTTTAATTGTACCAGATGATAGCTCTCATTTACCAATAAGAACAAGTCCTGGCAGTTTAATATATACGAGATCTGGAAGCAGAGACGAAATAAAACCTTTGCAAATAGGTGCAAACGCCAATTTAGGTTTTAATATGGAAGAGCAAAGAAGAAAAGCTATTTCACAAACCTTTCATGTTGATCAACTGTTAGTTACAGAAAATAGAAATATGACAGCAACGGAAGTTGCTCAAAGAGCGGAGGAGAAGGCTAGAATACTTGGTCCAACTTTAGGAAGGCTCCAAGTAGAATTATTAAATCCTACAATTATTAGAGTATTTAATATTATGCTTAGAAATAACTTATTTAAACCAGCTCCTGAAATATTAGCAAATCAGGAAATAGATATTGAGTATGTGTCACCAGCAGCATTAGCTCAAAAATCACATGAATTAAGTTCTATTATTAGAGGACTGGAGATATTTGCATCCATTGGTCAGTTAGCACCAGTTACGGATTATATTGATCCTCAAGGTTTAGTTAAAGAAATAATAAAAATTCTTGGAATCCCAGCAAAAATTATTAGATCCGATGCTGAAGTTCAACAGATTACAGAAGAAAAACAAGCAGCTCAACAACAACAAATGGAAATGATGAATGCTGTGCAAGAAAGCCAGGTGGCTAAAAATGTTGCACCAGCAGTTCAAGCCATAAATGAAGCAGACAGACAGCAATAAAGAATTAATAAGTTTAATCAAAAATTACAAAATTGTTTTTAGTTCCGATGACGGTAAAAAAGTAATCGAGGATTTAAAAAAACGATGTCATGAACTGGTGACTACTCATGATAAAAATAATAGTCACGAAACAGCTTTTTTAGAAGGTCAACGTAGCGTGTTGATTTTTATAAAAAGCATGATCAATAAAAACCTAGAGGAGTAATCTCATGGATCAGACAACTGAACAGGAAACTGTTCAACCTGATGTACAGACAACTACAACGCTTGCATCGGATACTACAGAACAGCCAAAGGAAGTTGATTTTCAAACATTAATTCCTGAAGCTTATAAAGAAGAAAAATCTTTACAGAATTTTTCCAACATGGATGATTTCGTAAAGTCATATCTACACTCACAAAAGTTAGTAGGTAGTGAAAAAATAAATGTTCCTAATAAATATTCTACTGACGAAGATTGGAAACAAGTTTATAAAAAATTAGGAACACCAGAAAATGCAGATGGTTATAAATATGATTTGCCAGAAGATCATCGGATTGAAGATGATGTTTTGAAAAACTTCAGCAATGAAGCAGTCAAACTTGGTTTGTTGCCACATCAGGCTCAAGGCATAATGAAATATTATAACGATGTTATTAATGAAGGCATGAATGACCAGGCAGCTCAAATGAAAGTTTCTCAAGAAGAATCTGCAAAAGAGTTGAGAAAAGAATATGGCGCTACCTTTGATAGACAGATACAATCTGCTAAAAATTTAGCTCATTCTACACTTGGAAAAGAATTTGTAACAGATACTCTTCTCCAGGATGGATCTCGTTTAGGAGACAATCCAACTTTAATTAAAGCTTTTGTTAATTTGGCTAACAAGCTTTCTGAGGATGTTATGGTAAAAGGAGATAGTGTTCCTTTCTTAACAGTTCCAGAAATTAATAAACAAATTGCATCTTTACAACAAGAAGGTTCAGCATACTGGGAT